CCTTCAAATGAAACGCTTGCTTGAAATACTCCAACTGGTTGTGTTTCTTTCCAGGCAATTCCATTTGTTGCTTGATCGTCTGCTGTAAGCACATAGTTATTTGTTCCAACTGCTAGACGAGTTACTGCATCTGCACCAGATGCAACTAGTAAATCACCTTTTGCGTCTACTAATGCTTCTGTTAATATATCGTGGTTGTTTACAGTTGCAGTTGATCCTTCAACTACTAGTCCCGCTTTTACTCTAAAATCTTTTGTTACGGTTGCCATCTTATATCTCCTTGGTTAGGCCTTTAATCCCATACGCATGTAGCGTAGGGTTATAGGTGTAATTCCCCCTACTGGAACAACAGTTAGTGAAACTGTGTCTCCAGCCCTTGAAACAGAGATGGTGCCAATATTCCCATCATTGTCAATTGTTGCATACTGAGTAAAGTTAACATCTGTACCGTCAATCAGAATGCTAAGTTCTGTAGAAAAGTACTTGTTAGCCCCACCTACCACATATTTGAGTGAGATCATATATTTCATTGATCTAAACTCGCTTGCTAAAAAGTTATCAAAAACCGTTGGGTTTTCAATTCCATTAATTGTTGACTCGTTATTACCATCTGATCCAAGATCGGTAGACCTAGCAGAAGTACTATCAATTAAGTCTATATAGTTTTGTTCCGTTGGTCTATCACCTGTTTGAAACAGGGCTTTTACATTGGTGGTTGATATCTTTGCCATAGGTCTATTATAGCATTATGTTAAAGAATATAGTTAGAAAAACCAATCATCTGAACACCAATTACTGGTGGATTGTTTGGGCTATAGCCTTGAATGCCAATATTGGTTATGCTTAGTCTAAATGGAAGAATTTCTGTTAATATAACTACCTTCGAATAATTGACTAATGCAACAGGATTTGATGCTGGCTTAATGTCTGAAATTGCTATTGTTGGAGAAATTGTTGCTGCTGAAACTAATACCGCTAAAGCAATACCTTGGGAAATCGAGGTTGTTGCCATTATGAATCCTGATCTGTTACTTCACCAAGCATAATCATTTCGCCTTGACATACTGTCCAAATACGATCATTGTCTGTTAGTTGAATATCAAAAACATCTCCAGTTCTTAACTGTTTTGATTGTACTGCAGATACCGTTACTGTAAATTCTCCTGGATCATCAAACTCTGTTGCATAAGGATAGACTGTAAATAATAAATCATCTCCGACATCGTCTGAATACCTTCTAAAATCTCCTTTTATGTCCCAACCAGTGATATCTCCACTTTCATCATTTGTATAATCTAAAGGATTTCCTAAATCATCTTCTACGTAAATTCTAAAAGATATAGTATCTCCTATTACAGCAGTCCAGTTAATTAATGGTGGCTTATTGCCAAGGTTATATACTGAAGGTGTTGTTACATTTGTAATTGAACTTTCATCAGGGTTTCTATATGTAGCCATTATTTAATTATACCATTAAGCAAGTCCATTTTTTAATGCCCCCCATGTTCCGTTGCCCTTTGGTTGACCAACAATCAATATTCCAGTAGTTGCATTAGATTTTGCTACTACTGCTACCGCTCCAGAACCAGTTGCTGGTTGTGTTGCTGTTAATCCTCCACCATCTGCTACATAAAGAACATTGCCAGCAGTAAATGAATTTGTATTTGCATCAAGGATTACACCAGAAATAGTAACAACGCCATCTGTATTATTTCCAATTGCAGAACTTGTTAGTCCTAATACTGGAAATGTGGCAATGTTATCAGAGTCACATTTTCCTATTGTTGTTTTTGTATTAAATCCAGTAACAAAAACTGGTGTTGCTTTTGCAATACTTGCACCACTTACATTTCTAACCTCTATTGTATGATTTACAAGATCAGGAAGAATTAATTCAATTTGTTCCGCTAAGTCTTGCAAATCTTCATGAATGTTTACTGGATCGCTAGAAAGCGGAAAGGGAATATCATAATTTGCGGTTGCACCAGTAGCCATAATCTTATTATTATACCACTTCCTAAAGCAATATTTTTAATAAATGTGCGGGTATATTGATAAAGTTGACTTTAATCCCTAAATCATGTTATAATTAATATACTACCGAAAGGTAGTTTTTGTTTCTAAGGAGGTAACACTAATGAGAAACATTGAAAAGAAGGTTTGGTTGGGGTTACTATCTATTGTTGGTTTGGTTGCGCCTTTTAGCAATTCTGCTAATGCTTTAGATAATAATTTATTGACTAAACCCTCCGTTGAAGCCGTTCCAGCCCCTACAGGGGCTTTTCTGGTTTCTAAGGAGAGTATATTAAAAAAATATGAAAATGCTCATAAATTAACTGATAGCCAGTTAGTTGACCTATTGAAGGCTATAGGGTTTAAAGGTGATAAATTAAGAACAGCATGTGCAATTGCAAAGGCTGAATCTAATGGAAGACCTTTTGCTTTTAATGGCAACTCAGAAACTGGAGATAGTTCTTATGGAGTATTTCAAATAAATATGATAGGAAAACTGGGTCCTGATCGTAGAGAAAAATTCGATCTTGACTCTAACGTTGAATTATTTAACCCAGTTACTAATTCACAAATAACATTTCACATGACTAAGGGTGGTAAAGATTGGTCAGCATGGAGTTCTGTGAATGGACCACGGTATCAAGAATGGTACAGCAAGTATCCTTGTAAAGTCTAATAATTAAAATACCCTCCTTGCTTTTGGCTTGGAGGGTTTTTTATTTTAAACATTAAACATTTTATTGTAAATATAGGTTTAGTCTATTCGTGTTTTTTAATACTTGCTCTAATTTCTTTTTCAAATATATTATATTTAGTAGGAATCCAAAAAGACGGAGTTGTGTATCTTACGCCTTTAGTTATTTCACGCACACCATGTATGTACATAGTATTTGATGGGAAAAAAACTAATGTTCCAGCCTTGGGCTTAAACTCTAGTTTGTGATCTGGAAAATATATTTCTCCACCTTCATAGTCATCATTTAAATATATAACAGCCCCATAATCAACTATAAATGCTTCATTTGGATGCCCCTCTGGATCTTCTCCATCTGCATGTAATGGTTGATACTCTCCTACATCCCATCTTCTTATTCCAGCAGAATTAGTTTCAAGTGGTCTGCCAAAATGAAACTCAATCTCTTTTTGTACCCTATTAATTGCATTTAATAAAATTTTATGAATCTCTGGTTTTTCTTTATGAAGTTTTTCTGTAACTTTGTCTGGTATGCCAGCCATTGAATTAGATCCCCAAGAAATTGAATCATCAATTGAAGATAAAATCAAGTCTAAGTCTTCTTTAGAAATAAAGTTTTCTTTAATAACTATATTTTTTGTTGATCCTATTTTCATTATATTTCTCCTTAGTTAGGTAATTTATATTGTTCTGCTATTTCTTTTGCTTTGTCAAAATTTGATACATCAATCATTGAATATAAAACATAGCACAACCATTGGTAAGATGATTTCTCACAATACCCTTTTGATTGCATTGTTTTAGCAATGTCTTCTATAATTTCCATTATTTATATTCCATAAACAAATTAATGGCATATCTAGTTCCTGAAATAACACTATGTGCTACGTGTGCATATGGGTAGTTAGAAGGAAATAAAACCATTGAATTTTTTATTGGTTTTTCTTTAATTCCAAAATTAACAAACTCTATTTCTCCGCCCTCATAACTATCGTTTAAATAAATAACACAACTTGTTACCCTATTTGATACATGTTTAGATCCATCATCATAATGCATAACATATTTTTGATTAGGCTCATACTTTAATGCCTCTATTGTAAAGTATGTTAATTCTGGTAAATAATACATATTCCTATATTGTCCTAAAAATTTATCTATTCCGCTTTGTACAATATTAAAAATTTTTTCATACTTTTCTTTATCGTTAAAATATATAACAGAGTTAGACCTATCTTCTACTTTAACATTTTCTGGCTTAGACCATTCATACTTATTTATTTCTTCTATTAGCATTTCTGGATTTTCTAAAACATCATAATAAAATTCTATACCATTTTTAGACATTGCTATGCCTTTCGTCTTTTGTATAAAGTTTAATTTTTTTAACTTCATGTTCTCCAATTTTATTACCATATTGATCGGTGGCACTTCTATAAAAATCAGACCATTTTGGAATTTTATTGTTTTCTAAAATAACATTTCCATAATTTGTTAAATTTTTGTGATATTCATTTATATCGTATGGATTGTTATTTAAAGTCATTGTAGATTCATTTAAGTTAAAAAGAGATATTGGCATTACTGCCATAAAAGGTTCGTTTGCCTTAAAGGTTATTGAAACATTTGGCTTTGTAATTTTCCAAGAAACTGGTATTGGAGAATTCCAAAAACTTGTACTAATAATATTAGTTAGTGGCGATGCTCCGTCAATAACTAGGTTTGGTGGTCCAAAAAACAAAAGACTAACATTTGGATCTGTTTTAAAAAACCACCCAATATTAAAAATTAAGGTTGCAGTTCCTCTATTTGTATCAACAAACTCTTGTCCCTCTAAAACCTTTATATGATTTCCTTCTTCTGTGTCGTTTCCATCCCATATTACGGTTATATCTTTTGGAAATGAGAATCCCCAACCCATTTGATTGGTTAGGGATAATGGAAAACAGCGATATGCATGACCATCAAATGTTTTATCCATCCACTCTCTTTTTACTGGAAGTTGCTCTATCTTTGCTGCTCCCTGAAAAATTTCGTATGCTTCAATATTATACATTTATGCTGTTGTTCTATTTTTTAAAATTTCATTTGCTCCGTGTGCTCGATCATTATAATCAAACATTGTCACTGCTGAATATTTTAATCCTTCTTCTACTGGAAGCGCTGCATGTGAATAAATAAAGGTAGATGGAAACAAAACAATATCTCCTTCTTCTGGTTGATAAGTATAATTTAGGTATGGGAAAAATAATCCACCACCAACAAAGTTATCATTTAAATACATGACTGTTGAAACTGTACAAATATAACTAAAACCATGATCTGAGTGAACTCCAAAATGGTGCCCTGGTCCATACTTTACAAAATTAACTGCTTCTTGATATCTCATTTGAATGTTATACATAGAACAATAATGGCTTAAGCATGATTGCAACCTAACATCGATATCTTCATAAATATTTTTTAAATCTGAATTGGCTACAGATGGATTATTGGTTATATCATATTTTCTAACTTTAAAGTCTACACAATCTCGGTAATCTTTCATTGTTTGATAGTCGCCTACTTGTGCTTCAGACCACTTAAAAAATGTATCTTTATCTTTATTATTATCGATTACACTTTCTAATCTTTCTACCAAGTTTAATGATTTATTTAAACTATTTTTGTAAATAAAAACACCATTTGCTGGATTTAAAATTTCAATATTTGTTGCTTCCATAGCAGACCCCTTTTCGTTATTTTAATTATACACCATATAGAGTTTTATACGCTACTATGGTAAAATATATAGATGATCAATAAAAAATCTATAATCCCGTCTGGATATTATGGCAACTCTAAAGAAAATATAGTAATTATTAATAATTTTATATCTCATGATGATATAAAAAAAATAAAAATATTTTGCTCAGAATTAAATACCTTTATGTCTATTCCTGGAGACAATTGGGATAATCGTGTTTGCAATAACTCAATCCTTAAAGAAATTGCTCCTGATATTGAACAAATATTATCTACTTATCAAAAAAAACATAAAAAAATTATAGAAGATTTTTTTAGTATTGAATTAAAAGATAATGTGCCAAGCGTTGTTATATGGAGACAGGGTGATCTTCAACCACCACATGCAGATAAAGAAAATCTTGATGGAAGCCCAAACCTATATCCTGAAAACGACATTGCTTCCTTGTTCTATCTTAATAATGAGTATATTGGCGGAGAAATTTATTTTCCAACACAAGGATTACAATTTAAATTAAATGCTGGAGATGCGGTATTTTTTCCAGGAGATGTTAACTATCAACATGGTGTTACTGAGGTAACTGAAGGAAAAAGATTTACCTGTCCAGCATTTTGGAATGTTATAAAAAATAATAAAAATATTTAATATTTTATTAAATTATTCTGGTAGTGTAAAAGTATCTGTTTCTGAATTATAAATAACTCCTGCTTGAACAATTCCACCTTCTATAGCAGTTTGACCAGTAACATCTTTAATTATAGGATTACTCATCATCATTGCATAAAATTTTTCACTTGCTGTAATTACCTGAACAACCTCATTGTCAATTATTAAAGCAATATAAAACAAGTTATCTGGCAATGCTGGAACTTCACTATCTTCTATAGCCATTTTTTCTCTTTTCTGTTATATTAATTATAGCACTTATGACGCAAAGGCTTTACCATTTTCCAATCGGACATTTTGAAGCCTCTAGTCTTGTTTTTATTTCCATAAAACAGCCACATTTTTTACATGTTTTTGTTAATTGTATTAATTCTGGGCAAGATATGCATATGTCTAACCTTTTATTTTTAATTTCAATATCAACCGACTTTGTATTTGGATTTAACAAGTCAAAAGGCGTAGTTCCATATTTTTCTTTATATTGTTGCCATTTATTTTTTTCTGACATTTTTCCCCCTTTATTTTATTACAAACAGAATAGGAACGTTGTACTTGTACAGACACATTGATAATCAGATGAACCGCTAGTGTATACTCCGTCAAAGTAACAATTTCCAAATACATTCAAGCATCCGCCTCCAGCAATAGCACATGGTTGTGGAGAAGGTGGTGGGAATGGTGGTGGGAATGGTGGTGGGAATGGTGGTGGGAATGGAGGTGGGAATGGAGGTGGGAATGGAGGTGGTGCTGGGAATGGCGGTGGGAATGGTGGTGGGAATGAAGGTCCAAATGATGGTGGGAATGAAGGTGCTGGTGCTGCTGGTGTAACTGAACTAGTAGGTGATGAAAAATCAGAGTCTAAAATAGTATTATTTAACTTTACTGTAAATGTATATGCAGTTCCATTTGATAATCCAGTTACTACTATTGGTGAACTAGATCCAGTTTGTGAAATTGAACTAGGTGATGAAACAACTGTATAAGTTAAAGAAGAATCTGGTTTACCTAAATATGTTGGTACTGTAAATGTTACAGACGCTTGACCGTTACCAGCGGTTGCAGTTCCAATTGTTGGTGTTCCTGGTGTACGACCAGCAGAAGATAATACGGGTCCTAGTCTTGACATTATGCAACTAAGTCTCCAAGAACAACCCAAGAGTCAGTAGCACGTTTAATACATACGGCAGATGACCATTGTGCTCTTAATTTTAATCCTGGAGTTCCGTCTACAGTTGTAGTTCCTGGAGTAGTTGCTGCAATAGTTACCTGTCCCGTGCCTGTTTGTAAAATTGTAATTTGTGCACCTGTTGCAAATGCTTGGTTGGCGTTTGTTGGAATTGACAAGGTAACTGCAGAAGCACTTGACACCTCAACCATTTTTCCATTATCGGCAAGAACAAGTTCATAAGCAACTGTTTGTGGGTTAATTGAAAGATTTATAACTGGAGCAGTTAAAGTTTTATTGGTTAGTGTTGCGCTATTAGTAAGTGTAACATCTGGTGTTGTCCAGGCTAGTCCTGATGCCGTTGCAGAGTTGGCTGTTAAAACGGTTCCATTACTTCCAACAGATAAAATAGATAATGTGTCATTTGCTGAAGCAGAAAGTAGGTCACCTTTTGCTGCAAAATCTGTTTTTAATAGTGCAGTTGAAAGATCAATTGCAGTTATTTGAGTTTGTAAACTATTAAGTGTATAAGCAATAGATGGACTTACAAGGTTTGCTGCATTAGAGTTTGCCGAATTATAATTTTCGTCTCCATAGTGATATAAACGAAATGCTGCCTGTATGTCGGCAGGATCTGATAATCCTGGAATTTTAGTTGGTATTAACGTACCTATTGATTCTGCTGCCATATATCACCTCATTAGAATTATATCATAAAGATATAGACTAAGACTCCTCATCTTCTAAAATTGTTATAAATAAATGTGTTGTTACTTGCCCCTCTAAAACCGCCCAATCTCCATATGGGCCAGAATCTACATCTGTTCTATGCTCAACTGCTTTAAAGTTTATAACTAAATTTTGATTGTTTCCAGCAAGAGCGGGTATGCTCATAGAGGCTGCAATTGGATTATCATTTACAATACTAAATTGAACACTAAAGTTACTAGAAGTTAGTGATGTTAAAGAGGTAATATTTGAAATAGGAATCACAATTTGTGCAATTCCATTGGTGTAGGTTGTTGTGTGATTAACTGAATAAATTGTTGGATTTAACTCTAGCACCTCAATCCAGGTATTTGCTCCAGGTTGAGATACGTATTGATATAGATATCCATAATCTGTACCTGGAGAGGTATTAATATATAGATCATTAAGAAGTGGGGTTTGACCAACTCCCTCTGTATTTGGATTTCCTGCGCCAACAAAAACTTGACTTCCACGAGTTCCTGTTGGTCCAATATCTACTAAAAGTTCTACAACTTCTGGGGGACCAAGAACTGTAATGTCATCGTTGTCTAATAAAACATCAGGCATTATACTGCACCTGTTACGTCATCTACTACTGATACTTCTCCTGTAAGAAGTGTATAAATTTGTGTTCCGTCTGTAATCTGAACATCATAAACATAAGTAGCAGCAGCAAGAGTTCTACCAACTGCTGGTGTTATTGTACATGTAACAATATCTGTTGTTGCATTCACTACTGCAGAGGCAACGGTCTGTACTCCAGCAGAACCTCTTACGGTTGAAATTGTAAAAGCAGCGCTATAACCTGCTAAATCAAAAGTCCCGCCATTTGCTGTCTTTGGACGAATTACAAATTGAGATGTGTCACCACGGTAATACAAAAAGTTATAAAATCCTGGAAATGCCATTATTCCTCCTAACTTATTATACCATTAAGAATTAACTCTGGTAGAATTATTTTTTTACTTTAAATACTTTTTTACCAATTTTAATAATTGGTGGAAGATTATCCTTTTTCGCTGATATTTTTACTATTGGCATTATAGACCTGGAGTTACATCACCTAGCACGCATATGGTTCCAATTACTGGAGTCCATACTGTGTCTGCGTTTGCACCGCTACCGCCTTCAATTATTACTTGTAAATCAAACTGTAGTTCGGCAACAATTGAGCGGTATTTAGTACCACCCCAATTTTCAGTAATGTTTGCTGGAGCAAAAATTTCAACATACCCATTACCATCGGTAGTAATAAGTTCATCTAAAACATCTCCATTGGAATCATAAGATGTAGCGCTATATGTCCAGTCTGAGGTGTCGTATGGTGTGGTTTCGTCATCTTCAAAAAACTCTACCTTTAGGGTTGCACTATCTCCACGGACTACTGTCCACTGTATGTTGGCTGGTGTTGCGCCATATTTTTCAATTGTAGATACGCACATAATATTTGATTATACCATAAAATATGCTAACCCCTAGGCGCAGTGGGGGGGGTGGGGGCAACCTAGGGGCAGCACTAAAATTATAACATTATATATTAATAGACATTATATTTGTAACAAAACGTTATAAACCAGATATATAAAAATTGTTATTGAACCGTTATAAAGGTTTGGCATAAAGTTCGAAAAATCCAGGAGTTATGGTGTATACTTAAAATATATAAAGAAAAGAATATACTGTAAATAGGTTTTTAAGATATCTTTATATATAGTTACTTAGAATGATCTTTTAAATGTTCGATCATTAAGTCAAAAATTTTTTCAGTCTTCTCTTCTAATCTTGTAATTTGGTCCTTCATCGAGGATCCATTATTGGGCTTCATTTCGTAAACAATATCTTCTACGTATTTTTTAACAATCCATCTTACGCCCATTCCAACAATTGCAAGTATGGACAATAAAGTTAAAATCATTCCTGCCCAGTCTTGAGTTGTCATGAATCCAATTATAACATTATTTATTTTAAATTTCGGCGGGAATTAACGAAGCCGAAAAATAGAGATAACAAACCTTCCACCACCTAATATGTATGACACATACACTATGGTGTAATATATGTCAAACCTTCTATGCGGCTATATGCTCTATATGAGGTTTGTTATTTAAAGTGTTTATTGACCAGAGAAACGATAATTGTTATACCTGCCAAAATTGCAAGAATTAACAAACCTCTATCTGAGTGATCATAACTTCCGCTACAACCAACCCATTCTTGATCTACGTAGCAGTCTTTAAACATACCTGCATATTGATTATTCTTCAAATGAGGTTTGAGATTCCAGGAGATTATTAACTACCGTGGTTTTGCAAGAACAATGATTACAAACCTCTTCTTCAAAAACTTTTAATGCCAAACCATTGTTTATAACTTTTTCGTTATTAGAGTGTGGGTCATAGCCTTTAGGGGTTTGTCTACTCCAGGATTCTGGATATGAAGGATTATCTATGTTATCTAGTATAGCCATGTGATTATTATATACTATATTGACCACCAGGTATTGGTGTTGTAGAAATACCCGACTTTTTCCTTGTACTCGAAATATTTTTTATTTACCTGGTTCCAGTCAGGATCGTTAGTTGACAAACCACAATATCCGCATAGCCCAGAACCTGTGTATCTATATACGTGTTGGCACATATATTGATTATACCCTATACCCTGGAAATCTGAAAAAATTTTCATTTTGACAAAATCTGAATATTTTTATCAGATGTACGATACATGTTTAAAAAAAATAAAATATAAAAAATTAGTGAGCACACTACTCTGGGTAGTGCGCCCTATCATAGTCTGCAAGGCTGCCACCATTGTCTAGGTGCGCCTTGCGTCTTAGTTGTTCAGCAGAATACTCAGACACTTTTGCGTCCTTGTATCCAACCTGAATGAATACCAACTAGCGGTGCGTCAATGTTTACTGCTGTGCCAATTGGTAATGCGTTAGAGTATTGATCAATAAACTCTAGTATTTTTTCTTTGCTTGTAAATGGCATGTCTGCCACCGAGCCGTTAACTGTTGTTAGTTTTACTGGTATCACTTGTCTCTCCTAATCAATTTAATTGAATAAATGAACGCAATAGTGCCAACCAACAACCATGTTGGTATCTCTACTGCTAAGGCAATGCTCTCGGCATATAAACCAAAACCATCTAAGTCTAAAAATAGTTCCATAACTACTTAACCTCCTCATCTAAATTGTATTGAGCAGATAGATAAGCGTTAGCCTGACTTAGTGCGTCAAGCAAGGACTTATCCTCTCTATCATAGCGAGCCTGTTGGGCTTTTCTAATATCCGCAATAAGGTTATTGTTAGGGTTATTCTTTATCATTTTAGTTTATCCTTTCGTTAGATAACTTTCTTTATACCTGCAATTCTAGCAGGGGGGTCTGACAATTTAGGGGGGTTATTTGCTAGGCTCACTGTGATTTGTCTCACATTTACTTGCTAGGCTCACGCCCCTAAATAATTCTATATTTAATTTTCTATAATGGAATTATAGCAGGGATAAGCCCAAAAGTCAACACGACACGCCGTTAATAACACGCATGTAATTAGTGATATGCACCACACGACATATCGGACATATCGGACATGCAGCCCGGCTCGGTCGGGTGTGTCTGAGAGGGTTATCCACATGACGTAGATCACATACCTATTTCACGCTCAAGTTATCCACATGACCTACATCACAAGACACAATGTCCGTTTTGTACTACTTACTGGTGAGTAAATGTCAGTGGTCGCTGTTATACTTCTAGTATAAAGAAAGTTAAATAAAGGTTATTTAACAGAAAGGACAAAATGAAAGATTTTGTTAAAAAGTTAGAATTAGAAAACTATCTTGATGAAAGTCAAGATGAGTTAAGTCTAAGACTAGATGAGTTAATCGCTCTTGGTTCATATAACTAAATATAAAAAAAATCCTAGTGAGCCTTACTAAAAAAGTAAGCAAATAATCTAGGTCAAGGAAAAAGATAAACACAAGGTTTATCGCTTAAAGAAAGGAATTCAAAATGAATTCACTAAAAAATAAAGTGTGTAAGCATACACCTAATAAAAATGCTATCTCTATCCATCAGGATATGAAATATACTTTCTGTGAGAATTGCGAAAGCAATATCTACTCTCACTATATTGAGGACAATGACTTAATGTCTTATTGGTCTTCATGGAAGGTAGGTAAATAAATGTTTTCTACAATAAAACTAAATTGTCGCATATGTGATGAACCTATTTATAGCGTTCATTTTGATACGCAAGACATAATCACTTGCTCAAATTGTTGGGAGTAAAATGCTTAACGAAATAAAAAATAAAATAATTCGTATTCAAGAATTGCGCCGTAGTAATGCGGCAACACCAATTCCAAATAAAAAAAAATATAGTAGAAAGGTAAAACATAAAAATGCAAAATGAAAATATAACTAAGCAATTTGAAAACGCAGTTGAATTAACTAATTTAACCGAAGCGCAATTAGAAATTGTTAAACAAATTTTATTAGATAAATTTAACTAATAAAAAATTTTTGCAGAAATAAAAACTCTGCAAAAAACCCGGCTCCCCTGGCGTGTCGTCCACAGCCTGTGGATAAACCTGTGGATAACTTACGTACGATGTGATTTTTCTCACACAGTTTGAGCGTCTTATTATTTGAGATTACTGGCTAGTAGGTTGTAAATGTCTGCTAATTCTGCTAAACTTACAGAGTAAGAAAATAACAAAAAAGAAAGTAGGTAGCAAAAATGGCTAACCTTTACACAATAGAAAACCTTTTACAAGGTAAACAATATCGCTCTAATTCTCTTAATGGAGAAATTATTAGCGGTGAAAAAACCGACCATTGGTTTGGTAATGATAGAGAAGCGTATCGTGTTTTAATTCGCACACCGCATTCTTATACAGACCACTATCGCATAATTGCGGTTAAGGTAGGTGAATAAATGATAAAACTTTGTGGTATTTGTGGTATCAATTCCGCTCATGTATCTAAGCATGGCATTCCCCCAATGTGTGATGAATGTATTGCTAAGAATTGGAGGAGGGTCAATGTCTGATTATCTTAACTCTCTAGATGAGGTCTATACCGACCTAGTAGCCGAGTATGGCGAGGAGATAACCCTTGCTTATCATCAGGCTAATATAAAGGAGATGTGAGGCAACTCACACTCCAACACACCCCCTATAATTGGAAAATGTCAGCGATAACTGATAGAATAATAACTCAAACAAAAACGAAAGGTGGTCAGAAATGACTTATACTGTAAAACTAGAAACCTTTAATGGTGCTGTAAAAAATATCAACCTACCTTCTCAGGGTGCGGTTGCTCAATTCATAAACACTTACCCAAACCAATTACCTGTTGGCGTATCTGTAAAAATTGCTTGTGATGTGTTAGGTGTTCGTGGCACACTTAGGGGAAAGGCGTTAGCATAATGATAAGTAGCGTAATGACTTTTAAATGCGACCAATGCAATAATGCAGGTTATATCTTTTGGGGAGATAACCTTGACTATGATGTAGAAAAATGCCAATGCGAAAATTTTGCCCTTGGAACTTTATTTACTAGCGGGGAGGCTGACTAATGAAAACAATTAAACACTACATAACACTAGAAACTGAAATTCTTAACGAAAACGATATAACTGCTAAGGCTCTTTTATCTTTACCTAAAGAAACACAACAAATTAGACTAACTGAATTAGCCTATATTGCTTTATCTGAAACAATAGAAAAAGAGTTAATAAAGTTAAATAAAAACAATTCTTTTGCTGTCTTAAAGTTGGTTAAATAATGATGACTAGAAAATCTTATATCCAAACCGCAAACATCTTAAAAGGATTTGTAGATGAAATTCCACAAAATACTTATGAGGATTTAGTTCAAGAATTTGCTGAGTGGTTTAAATCAGATAATGAAAACTTTGACTACGCAAGATTTGAAAAGGCTTGCGGAATTGATGAAATTGGTTTAATTCCTGTTGGTTCTGAAATGTGGAAGGGGTAAAACAATGATAACTAATTTAGATTTAATTGCAATAATTATTGCGCTAAGTGGTTCAATGTTGGTAATGTTTTTATTTTATAAACAAAATGTTGCACAACAAAAAGAAATTCGCAGATTGCGAAATGAATTGCGTAAAGCATTTAAAGTATAAATAAAAATTCCTGAGCAAGAATAAAAACTGCTCAAACATTTGTTCGAAAAACCCGGCGCAGGCGGCGTGTCGCAATCTATACATGACCTTTACGTGTGGTTAAGATCACACCCTAAATTCCCCAGATTAAGGCGTCTAATTGGATTTTGTCAGTTGTATCTGCTAGGATAAAGATATAAAGAAAGAAGGAACAAATGGGTAAAGTAAAAGAAGCACTAATGGATATATTAGAGCATGACCTATGCTATGGCTATGGTTGGTTATATCAAGGAAATAATGTAGACTTTGATAGTGAGGTTTGCGAGTGTAATCCTTACGCTATATCTGCTGATGAAATAATGGAATGGAAAGGACTATAATGGATAAAGAATATACTTATTCACTTACTACTTCATATGATGGAGAGTTAATAAATACCCTGCGAGTTAGCGATATGCTAGAAGCAGTTAGGGCTTGGGATAAATGCGTGGACTATGGCTTTGCTAAAGAATACGCAACCTATAACTTGTCTGACCCAACAGGTAAGATGTATACTAAAACCTTCTACACTAACGGAGAGGTCGTAATTAAATAATGGGAAGCATAACAGCAATAGGTTTAGCAGATACAACGCTAGACCTAGAAACACAATTAAAGTATCACCTGCAAGGTAATCATTATCCACCAATACCAACAGTAATGGTTCAGCCATGTATTGAGGCTATTGACGCATACTATGAGGAGGATTATTCTCGTAGAATAGAATTACCAGTTGTAGATGGATTTCAAATTAGTTGGAAAGGCAACACTTGGACTACCGCCAGCGCATTGGTATCACACGCACACCTAGAGTGGTTCATTGAGCCAGCAGATGAGGACTTATATGAGTAAAGACTTGCAAGATAAGTTAGACGCAGTTGCTAAAATTTTAGAACCTATCCTATGGGAAACATTAGCAGAAATTGAGGCTGAATAAATGGCTGCTACAATGATGAACATGGAATTAAAGAAAATAGATATTCTCAAACCTTCTATGATGATGGTTGGAGATTTTATTAGATACAATGATGAGGTAGTTGAAATACTTTCTCTTGAATCTGATCCTGACCAATACTTTTGGTATGCAGAATATCAAAATGAGTTTGGTGAAAAAGATACCGCTCAGTTAGTTGATAATGAATACTATGATTGGTATATTCACTTAGAATAATTTTTCTGCACTTCCCCGCAGAAAAACCCGGCCCTGCCCGATTTGTCCGTTTTGTACCTTACGTACACTTGATATTTTCTCCACATTCTGCTAAAATATTTATATGACAACATCACAATTAAAAAGATCATTTGACAGAAAGGTTGCTAATCTTGTCACAAAAAATGGAAAGCAAGCCGCAATTGCAAACACGTTCGGTCTTCCCGCTGGAAAGAATTATTCATGCCCTGGTGCCACTAGTGTTTGTGAAAGTGTTTGCTACGCAGGAAAACTTGAAAAACTCTACAAAGCCGTAAAGGCAAACCTAATACATAATTGGGAATTATTAAAAGACGCTGACGAATCGACTATGATTGATCTATTGCAGAATATGATTAATGATTTTAAAAAAGATTGTGAAAAGAAAAATGCGTCATTGTTATTTCGTATTCATTGGGACGGTGATTTCTTTAATGACACGTACACCAAAGCATGGAAACAAATCATCCTTAACAATACAGATATAAAATTCTGGGTATATACAAGGGTACAGCCTGCAGCGGTAATGCTAAAGGATATTCCTAATCTATCCTTATACTATTCAACAGACAGCGAGAATAAGCAGATAGGCGTTAGTTTAAAGAAAGATCATGGGGTACGCCTTGCATACCTTGCACAGAATTTTGCAATAGGTCAGGCAGATATGAAGGAGTTATTTAATCGACCTGGTGCTAAGTGCCCTGAAAACCTAAAAGCCATTCCACTTATCTCAAGCGCTGGCTCGGCTTGCGTATCTTGCGGTTTGTGTGTATACTCTAAGAGCGACATAGTCTTTTCATCATCTAAGAAATAAGGGGCATATGGAGATACTAATAGTATTATCACTTATATTCTTATATATCCTATTCTCAGGCATGGGGCATTAGTGTGATGTATCTCACATCTCAATATATGAGATTATCCATGAGATAATTTGTATTTTTGACCAAAAAATGTTAGACTTATACAGTAAGCAAAAACCAACAAGAAGGAGAACCATGTCCGTATCAAACGCAACATACAAGGTAGGCGACACCTACACATCACAAAAATCAAAGGTAGTAGGAACTATTACCGAAATTGTGCCAACTAACAAAAACACAGTTAGAGTTAAGTTAGATGTTAATGGCTCAACTCGCTGGACAACTTGGACAGCAAAGAACGCTTAATCTTAGCCTAGTGGCTAAAGTCCTGAGCATGACGAGAAACTGCTCAACTCAAAAGCCCCACTAACAGAAATGGAAACCCATCACAATGGCAAGAAGCAAACCCATCAGCGTAAAAATCGCTACTGCTAAGGTTATTACAGCCTTAGAAAATAGATTAGCAGAGTTAGAGGCTAACTATAAAACACAAGACGAGAACGAAGCAAAGTTCCAAGTCGCAATAGAGGCTTGGAAAAAAGAACTATTTGCTTTTGCTATCGCTAATGTTTCTAAGGCAGAAAACCTACGCACTAACTATCGTCAATGGTCAAGCAACCTTAATGTTGATTTTGATTTAACAGTTAAGGAAGGCGAGTTCCCTGCTGAGCCTCAAAGAGAGTTTGAGCAACTCCATGCTCATACCTATCGTGAGCAGAAAGAGGAAATGGAAAACGCTATCCGTATCCTCAAAATGACCGACGAGGAAACAGTTAATACTAGCACATATAACGCTATCGCAAGATACTTGTAATAGTTTGGGGGTATTTGACTATGCCCCCAAAATATGTTAGACTAAATAAGTAAGCAACCACCACAACAGAAAAGGAAAATCATGACACTAGGCGGATACACATACCAACTAGGTGATTTATTCACCACTAGTAAAACAGGCGTAACTGGTAGAATTGTAAAGTTCTCACCACTTAACTCTAAACTTACTAGAGTATCACTACAATTAGCAAACGGCTCTCGTCGTCTTGCTATGGTAAGCACAACTAAATAAATAATCTTGGGGTAGGTTTGTAACGTGTAATCACTTAAGTCCCTGCCCCAACCATATTTATCTCTGATAAGCACTTGGCTTAATTGCTAAGTTATTCCTGAGATAAGACTCCTGAGCATGAGTTCTAAACTGCTCATCTTTTAATTGCCCCCGCAAAAATCCGGGGCAGCGTGATTTAAATCACATCTCATTATGTGAGACTAATTAAGAACTGAACTTGCATTTCCACAATCTTGATGATATTATTGTATTAACAGAAAAGGAACCCCTAATGAGCGAAGTAATGACACAGGAGCAGTTATCTGTTCCATACAATCCTAACCTACTTGTTACGTACAAGTATGTTCCAGAAACATATGCAGCACCTGAAAGCCCTACATTCATGACTGATAAGGTTACTCAGATTGAATGGGACCTACATAACGGTCGTACTACTCAAAAACAATTAGCAGAGAGACGCTTAGATATAAGTTGGTTAGAGGAACAAATTGTAGAATGGTATGACCCTAACTATACTAAAGAAGAAGTGTTGCAAGCAATCATAGAACACTTTGGGTTTAATCCAACTAAGCAAATTGAAGTTCAAGGTACCGTATCGTTCAGCGGAACGATTAATATTCCACTGTCAGAGATTGAAGACTTTGACCTTAGCAATGTAACAATTGATGTTGATCTAAGTTCATATGAGTATGACGCAGATCTTAATGTGGACGAAGTATCTTTGGAGGACCACTACTAAATTTGATAGGGGGCTATCAACGTCGTGGGCCAAGACGTAAAACTGGCCCTAACAAAAACCCGGCCCCGCCCTAAATGTCCGATTTGTACCAATTAAGAAGATTAAACCATTTTCCCCAATCCTAGTTGACATTGTCAGCCATGACTGCTAAACTTAGTTAAAACAACCGAAAGGATAAAAATGGCTCATGATTTAGAAACTCAAAATGGCGTAGCAAGTTTTGCATCATTTAGAGAGCCTGCATGGCACAATCTTGGTACTGTATTTGATACTGAGAAAAATACAAGTGAAATGCTTGTTGCTGCTAATCTTAATAATTGGAATGTTAGACTAGAGGATTTAGAAATCCCATCTAGTTTAGTATCTGACAAACAATATCAATATGTTGTTCGTACAAATCCTACTGATAAATCTCAAACTGATGTTTTGGGAATTGTTGGGCAGCGTTATGTTCCACTACAAAATGAGGATTTATTTGCCTTTGGCGATAACATTCTTGATGGTGGTGGGCGTTGGGAAACCGCTGGCTCAATTAGTGGTGGGCGTGTAGTATTTGGCTCATTAGCATTAGAGCGTGAAACTGTATTAGACCCTAATGGCGTTGCTGATGTTGTAAAGACTTATTTACTCATCAACACTTCACATGATGGTTCAATCGCTATTCAAGCAAGCATAACACCTGTTCGTGTTGTGTGTGCTAATACTCTTAATGTTGCACTAAACCGCACTAAGAAAAAAGATGGCGTAAAGCAATCTTTCAAAATCCGTCATACCCAAACTGCTGAGGGCAAAATTGCTATTGCTCGTCAGGCACTAGGCATGGCTAACGCTTACATGACTGAGTTCGATAAGATGGCTCATGCTATGATAGCAAAAGAAATCTCAGCACAAGATTTCAATAACATTATTCTTGCTGCTTATCCTAAGCCTGAATTAGATACTAAGGGCGCAGTAAAGAAATGGGAAAACAAGGTAGATATGATTAACGATATCTATACTGGTGAATTTAACGGAATGATTGCTGGTAATGCGTGGGGTGCGTTCAATGCGCTAACTGAGCGTTTAGACTGGTATCGTTCATCTCGTAGTGCAAATGGCGAAAGCATGTTTGCTGCTGCTTCTGGATTTGACCCTGCTACCAATGCAGAAAAAAATCGTTTGCTAAGTATTGTTCAAAATACTTTACAAATAGTTTAACAATAAAATCCTGAGCAAGATTTAAAACTGCTCATCATTGGTTCTGTAGCATAGTTGGTTAATGCGCTACCCTGTCACGGTAGAGATCGTGGGTTCAAGTCCCATCAGAGCCGCCCCGGGTTTTCTTTCTTTAAATAATAACACATGATTGCTTCATTAAGAAAGATTGACTTTTTCCCCAGTTTCCTGTAAAATATTAACATGACCACAATTAACAAACCACTAACCATAGACGGCCTAATAATGAATATATATGAGGACAACTCTGAACATTTTGACTTTATATATAGCATGAATAATGGAGACTGCGATTGTTGTCTTCACTTTGCAATGAATTTGATTAAGGAGTATGATAGATAATGTTAGGTTATACATATAAAGATATACAGGCCTTTGGTAATAGTTTAACTTGGGCTATTGATACCGCCAAAAACCAGGGGGATGAACAAAACTATAAACAATTACTAATAGTATGGGACTTCTTTGAGGGACTACTAGCAGAAGGTTACATAGATGAGAACACATACTATGGATAATGGCGAGATCTTAGATAAGATTATAGAACTTATAAACACAGACGGAGAGATCATGTCTGATGAAGAGGTTGTTAATAATATTAGGGGACTTCTTGAGACTAACCCTCAAACCTATTGGGGAGCAAGCCAAAGCAGTGTGATGTAGATCACCTTACGATATCTTGTAATTTTTCCCAGTTCGTAGTAAAATTGTATTAAGAACCTAAAGAAAGAGACCCAATGCCAAACCTTATACAACTTACAGAGGATGAATGGTTTGAACAGTTCAAGCCTATCCCAAACCATTTAGACGAGAATGCCTCATTCAATGACGGTGAGCACGGCTATATGTTTGAGACATATGGTGATGAAGTAGAGTTTGTTAGGGACCATGTGTTCTTACATCCCAACACTGTATGGACTTACTATGACGGAGATAACGGTGGTACGTATATCTCTGACGGTATGCATATGGTTAATAGGATTGGTTACTTTGTAACTACCGTTCCCTATGATGACAGCCAGTATTATCAGATACAACTAATTGCAGGAAAGGACGACTAATGCATACCCTACACTATATAGCAGTTGAAGCAGATAACAAGCAAGAGGCTTTTGACAAAGTTGTTGTAAGCCTACAAACAAACGAAGACGGATACCGCATAGGCGATTGGTCAGATTGGCACGTCGTTGGCGGAGGAAGGTGGAGCACTAATGCACAAAAATCTAAAGACTTTATGGACGGTTATAACCATGACAGTACTGATGTTATTGGCTATGCTAAAAATAAAGAAAAGTTCCAAGAAGTAATTAAGGACATCTTACGCTTTCGCTCTCAGAGTATGAACAGGAACATAGTAGAGATTAAGACTGATAAGTTTATTAGTCAAATGGTCGACTATGCTTCAGAGGGTGGGAGAGGTCCCTGGAATGGGGATACTCTAATGAATGTTTATTCTATCAAACAGGCAGCAGAAATGCTAATGGGTTCTTGGACATGTGATAGTGGGTTTTACGATCTTGAAGAACATGTCTCCGAATTTGAGTATTTAAATGAGCGACTTGACAAACCTGATCGAGCCGTGAGACAATATCTAGTACCAGTTGACTTCCACTTCTAAGGAGACCTAATGATAAAAACAAAAGATTTAATCTTAGCAGGACATTTTGCAGTTGATAGCGGTCAGGCCATGGTAGGCGACCCATGCTATATTGATAATTGGGATACCAACAAAAATGATGATTGGAATATTGACGGCAAAGAAGGTCAATACTCTTATCATGGTGCTAGTGCTACTACCCTTGCTAATTCATATGGCGAGTTAGGTAATGGCACGGCAGTAGTATTTAATACAGGTTATGGCGATGGCCTATATCCAGTATATGTCCAGATGAACGATGACGGCAGAGTTTCTAAAGTTGTAATCGATTTCGAAGGGGACCTATAATGGCTACATGGGATGTTGAAATAATCTTTGAACCCACAGGTACTTATATGAATTTTGAATATGAGACTGACACCGAAGACGAGAACGATATTTTTAATGAGATAACAAACCAAATATCAATCATACCTGAAAGGACGGATGCATAATGGGAGCACGTTGTACATTCATATTTAAACAATCAGAGGATCTAGCAGTAGCGCTGTATAGCCATTGGGGTGAAGACAGCATGTATGTGGATCTTGCTAAGGCCCTTCAGCATGCGACGGTACGTAAAGGTGATACAGAATACTATACCCGCATGGCTATTAGTTATCTATTGCAAGACTCTATCTTGGATGAAACAGGGTTTGGTATCTATGCCTGCAATCCTAATGACTTAGGGTTTGCGGACCACCCAATATTAATCGATCTCACAGATAATACTATTAGTCATGATGGTGTAGACCACAAAGACATTGATAGTTTTATTACTTATAATTTGCCCAGCAGTGCTCTCTCCACTGTGGGGGCTTCATCAGCGGAGGTTGGGGTCACCTCTCGCTAGCAATATGGGGAGGGCGTTAACTGTGGTGGGTTGCGCTTTCCCTTTTCCTTTGGTATAATTTAGATAGGGGTTTCATGTATCGTATTAACAGAGTAAAGCGACAGACCAATGAGGAAAAGGTTGCGGTTGGAATTGGCAAATTGCTATCTGACTTTTACCTTGACTTAGAAAAGGTTGGCTATTACTTGGCTACAGCAACTCCTTATTTAATTTATCGCAGGTCATTAGAAGTATTAGAAAGCGCACAGTTCCAAGAGGACAAGATAGAGCAAAACAGATTGGGGTATGATAGTGACCGACTTCCGTAATGTATGTGAGATTTTAGGAAAACTTTATTCCGTATATAAAGATGATGAAGAGTTTAAAGACTTCATAGAGTTTAATGACTTAGGGCTACCGCTTGCTTACTTTGTTTCTGAGAACCTTTGTGAGGTAGCAGATGACGGGGCACGGTATATAACAGAAACATGGGCACTATTCTTAGCAGGGTTAAACCTAGAGGATACTGGCTTCTCTGATTTAGATGAGGTCTTTGAGAGTGCAGAGGAGAAGAACAATGGAACTGAGTAATAACTATTTAGATGAACAGTTACTTAAAGCCCAACAGTTGCTATGGTCTGGCTCTCTACATGAAGTGGACCAGGCACACAACATCATTGCTAACTTAATTAAAGATCGCCTACCAGCATAGGAAAAACCCGGTATCAATTACCAAACCTTCAAACCTTATTTACGAAAAAGACATTAAGAACCCAATTCAAAAAATCCCAGAAAGTTTGACAAACCTTCAAACCTTTATATTTAAAGATAGTATAATATATATATGAGTCCTCGTAACTACTATAGTAAGAATCGTATTGATAGATATAATATGAGTCCTTCTTTTGTATCTACCGCTTCAGGTATGGCAGAGAAAAAGGTAGAGAGGTTTGTTACTAGGGTATTACGATCCATCTTTAAGTCCCGCCGTCGCAATAAATCATAGTACTAATAGACATTACGAAGCGGGAAAAAAAATCCCAGAAATATACAGATTATTCCCATAATTACCAAACCTTTCTAGATTTTTTCTGGGGTTTTTCCTACATTTTCCTACATTTTCTGGGCATTTTTATAGGGGTTTTTTACTTGACAAACCATGGTATTGGGGGTATAATGCATGCCGCATATGGGGATAGGAAGGTTTGGGATAGGGAGGTTTGGCCGCCAGAGGATTACGACGCCATCTATAAAATCGCCCAATCCCCCACTATGCTCCACTTTCCTCCATTCTAACCCAATCTAAAAAATGTCAGTAAGGATTATCTTTCATACCAAACCTCCAAACCACCTATTTAAAAGCCTTCCAAGCCCTATTTGCGACGGTATTTAACCATCTCGCTGGTTCCCAAACCAGACATATCTGGCTATCTGAGATATGGGGATAGGGGGATATAAGGTTTGTTATTACACTGGGGATTATGATACTCCTTCTGTACCCGCCAAAAATAGGATACAATAAGTTTATGTCTAATACTGGTTGGCTGGGATCAAGGTTTGGTAAAGGGCATTACCCAAATTGGTTTGAAGCATCAGGTCAATATAACTTTGAAGAATTCTTGTCTGAGTATAAAGATAAACCTAACTTAAACTATCTTCAATTAGGTGTCTTTACTGGAGATACAAGTTACTGGCTAATGAATCATGTATTAACCCATGAAACCTCACATTTAACGGATGTTGATACTTGGCTAGGATCATCTGCTGAAAGCGATGTTCATGATAATTATGACTTTGAAGATGTCTATCAATTATATTTAAGTAGGATGCAACCATTTTCTCCTCGTGTTCATAGTGAAAGATCTACAACCTTTGATTTTTTAAATGCTGAAAAAAACAACACCTATGATTTTATTTACATTGATGCAGATCATGTTGCCAGTAACGTATTAAGTGATGCCGAACTGTCTTGGCCATTATTAAAGACTGGTGGAATTCTTGCATTTGATGACTACTCTTGGGGTGATGAAAAACCTGCTCACCTAAGACCTAAAACTGCTATTTTGTCATTTGTTGAAAAATACAAAAATGAAATAGAAACAATGGCTATGAACCATCAATATTGGATTAAAAAAATATAACTGTTTACTATCTATGGTATTACGATCTTTCTTGCTATTCCCGCCGATTTATGGTATGCTTAATGTAAACAGAAGGGAAAATTATGACAACAGAAATGATACATGAAATAATGCAAGAAATGTTTAGCAATGAAAAATCAGGTGGACTTTTCTATATTGAAAGCGACAAAGTTAATAAAATAATTCAAAGTTACTTTCCAAAGGCTTTTGAATCATTTGAACCTGCTTACTAATAATGAAATCTAAAAAAGAAATAGATTGGTCTGAAGCAGAAGAACGAGCAAGGGCTAGCCTTAATAGAAATAAATCCGCTATTGAGGCTACTGCCTTTGGGACACCTGCTAACTGGTCTAGACCTGTTTATAACAAACCTTTAATTGCTCCAGATCCTAGCGCTCCTGACACTCATGTCAAAACTCATAAATTAAATAAAAAACAACGTAAAAAATATAACAAAACCTTTGTACCCAAACAAAAAGCAAAGGCTAGAAAATCAGATGAAAGTGGTGGTTTACCAGTGGTCAATAAAAATGTTAATCTTTGGGTTGAATTAAATGAACAAGATAAAGGTTTTATATCAAATTGGAAGTGGCACAATGGGTAATGTAGATTATGACAAACCAATTAACCAGTATATCTTTCAATCTTGTATTAATTGCGGAAGGTTTATTAGGACAAAAGACAAGGTTAGATTAACCCTATTTATGTACGATCATTATGGGGAAAAGGGTATTAGACGTTGTTCTAATAAGTGGTACGGAGAGTTTGTTTATACCCTGCTAAACTGGAGGTATCGAAATGCATGAATCAATGGATACAAACCTTACTTGGGATGACGGGGATATTTGGAAAGGCTGGACATATAGCATTGAAAACAATCGTTATTACTTTGATGATATTGGAGATGAGTCTTTAGATACCCTTTGGAATAGTGAGTTCTTGATGCGGGGTAATTAGAGATACTAACCGCTATTGCCCTCTTAGGGCAGGGGAAGGTTTGTTACCTCCTATTTTGCCGCCGAACTCAAACCGTGATACACTTATAATATGAAAAAAAACAATGCGATTATTTCCCAGAAAAAACTTAGACGGTATGCCAAAAACAAAAAGCGTATGTCTAACAAACCATATCACAGCATGTCCAAATTTGAAAGAAGCCAGGAAGATGTTAGGCAGCGTATCATAGCCCAATCCTTGGCAAATGCATCAAGGTCTTAAAGTTTAATATCAAAACTTTCGTTACATTTTTTACAATATGAGGTAGGATCATGCTTGGTATGATAAGTGGTTGATACTAAAAATACCAAACCCTGCTTATGCATATCTACATACTTGGGGTTAGCGTATCCGTATAATATTGGAATTAACGGGGTATTGCAATGCGGACACATATCAAGGTCTTATCCTATATGAGTATGTATTAAGGGGATCGTAGTTGGTTCCACCAGTACTTTTGTTATACCGTGCCGCAAGTGAGTTATATCTATTAACAATATCATCAATTACGGAGTTTGCGTTATCTACCGTCCGACTATGGGCGTCTTGTTCTCTTATTAAATCAAGACGGCTGCTTGCAATAATATCACTTGTGTATCTTATGCAGTAATTGCTTTGATCTAGACTCATCTTACGAGAGTGCTTTAGGTCCCCCCCCAAAAATAACAAGGCAGTAGATAGTATTACGATTAGAAAAATTTGTACCCAAACCAAGGTTTTCATCTTTATACTCATACCCTACAATTATAGCGTATCTTGATAGTATGGGCAAACTTTACAAATTGGTAGATCTTTGCTATACTGGAATTATGGCTCATATAATTGTTTGTCCAGTATGTAAAAAACAAATAGAGTCTAGGTCTAGCATGGCTTCGCAAACCTTAACTAACCACATGAAGGAGCATAAATGAACTATGAGGATATAGTCCAGATGGCTGTTACTATGACTGAGATGGATAATGGGGTTTCTTTAAATCCCGCCGAAAGACAGGCTATGGTAAATAGAATTTTGGGCAAGGTAGAAAAAGAATTAGGTGTATAATAAAAATATGAAAAAATTTATTAAAAAACAAAAGACCAATAACCTAGTATTAAGATTCATAGGAAATGTTTCTGGATCAATCTTTACCTTTTTTCTTATTAGAGAGATTAGGGCTGAGGATAAAAATCATATTATAAGAGCAAAAATGTTTGCTAAAATATGTAATCCTTTTGGTAAAGCACAAAATAAATGGGCTACTTACTATATCTAAGATAGTTTGATATACTAGATATATGGGGAAACTACTTAGTATATTTATTGCATTTTTAATTTC